CCGTAGAAAAACACGAAAATTTCTGCACGAACAGCACCGTTGTACATAATTGCCAAAAGGATTCATCCGGCAATGTTTTCAGCATCGAATGTCAAAATGACGAGGTCAAAAAAGAACTTGAATTTTTGTTTTTCCATCGATCTATGCTTAATCTAAATCGCAGAGTATGGAGCGATTTCAAAAGCTTATTGTTATATGGAGACCTTTTTTACGAAGTTATCATTAATCTAGATAATCCAAAAGATGGAATCCTTAAATTACAAAGACTTCCAGCTGAGTCCATGTACAGGATAGAAACCACCAAAGGCAAAACGGTTGAATACCAACAATCAAAGGAAGGGCCAGACTACCAAAGTCTTACAAGAGCACCAGTTGTACAATCAACAGATCAAGAAATCATGATGGCAACAGCCATTAGATTTGCGCCAGAACAAGTTGTTCATATAAAGATTGGTGATGATCGTAAAACTTTCTACCCTTATGGTGTGTCCATGGTGGAAGCAGCCAGAGGACCAGCACATCAATTGAGATTGATGGAAGATGCCATGTTGGTCTATCGTCTCAGCCGTGCACCCGAAAGAAGGGTTTTTTACATCGATGTTGGACAGCTTCCACCATTCAAAGCAGAAGCATTCATGGAAAAAATGAAGGACCAGTTCAGGAAGAAAAAGATTTCCTCCAATCGTCCCGGCATGTCTGGTCCAAACTCCGTTGAAGAAAGATACCACGCACCCGCCGTTGATGAAGATTACTGGATTCCAACTAGACCAAACTCCAATACCAAAATTGAAACTCTTCCGGGTGCCCAAAACCTCGGTGAGATTGACGATGCTGTGTATTTCCGAAACAGGTTGTTCACAGCACTTCAATTCCCCAAGAATTATTTCAATGTTGAAGATGCATCTGTTACAAAAATAACACTTAGCTCACAGGATATCAGAGTTGCAAGACTCATTGAACGCCTACAAGCTCCTTTTGAAGATGGCATGTGGGAAATCGCAGATAGACATCTAAAACTTATGGGCTACCCAGAAGAAACATATGATGATCTACAAATCAAAATGACACCTCCATCTGAATGGCGTGAACTAAGTAGAGGTGAAATAACCAACCAAAGAATACAAAACGCTGGGGCACTCAAATCAGGACAATTAATGTCCGATTATGATATCTTACATAACTGGATGGGTTATAGCGAGTCAGATACCAAGCTCTACATAGCTAGGTTGAAAATGCAGAAACTCGAAGATGCCAAACTTCAGGTTCTTGCACAAAATCCAGCACTTCTCGGCGTTGGTATCCCTGCTGAAGACGACGAAGAAAATAATAAGCCTGAAATTGGAGCAACACCAGAAGGCCCAAATCCTGAACTGGCTCCTTCCGGCTCAGAAGGAATGCCTCCAGAAGGTGGAATGCCACCAGAACCCGGAATGGGAGGCTCTCCTCCACCAGAAGGAACTCCTCAAGGAGCACCTTTGTCAGAACCAACAGAGGATGACATTGCAAAATATGACATGAGTATTCAAACTTATTCTACAGATCAAGACAATGAACCACTTGATCAATATGAATATGATTGATTAACTGTTGTTTGACAAAATGTTCAGTGGAATATTTTCGAAAAATGGTCTAGGATGACCGACAATAATATTGACTAACCGACCTTTAGAATTTCTATAAAATGTCAGTCTCCTGAAAGTTTTTGATATTTTCATAATATTGTTTTCAATAGTAAAACTTGTATTGCAGACAATATCATAAAACTCTGTTTTTTCATCATCGTTTTCAGATGAAATAACAAACTTACCAGCGCTGTTAATGATATCATGACTTGTAAATAAAGCGCCCAGTCTAACAGTATCAATATTAAATGTGTCTTTTTCTGAATCGTAGAAAATAGTTGATGACTTTTCCAAACCAATAAGTTTAATCAAATCTTTTTTATCACTAATAAAAATTAATTTTTTGCCGCTCCAAGATTCTGAAAAAAGCGACCAAAATGTTTTAACTACCCGTTTTAAACCATCACAAATTTGTCGAAGCATAGCCTAACCCATCCTGTTTTGGATCTTTTTCGGACAATTTCAACTCATACTTCAATGTATCTATCTCAGAACGAACAAATTCATCTTTGAATTTAAAACCCTCTAAAAAATCAATGCATTCCTTCGTGTATTTTGAAAATAATTTTCTAAACAAGTCAGCTGCTATATCAATTATTTCCTTTTGCTTGTTTGGAGGTATTTCACTATAAAAAGCTTTAGCCTCTGCGTCAGCTATGTTAGATTCTCTCACATAATCAGCAAATCTTTTCATGTTTCCTCAATAAATTGAAGCTTGTTGCATAAATAACCATGTTAACTGCACGGTTTATCTAATTTTTAAAAGATAAACTCTATTGCTATATAAGCTTGCAAGTGAAATATAGTTTTTTATGGAGACTAGCATGAAGAAGAAATTAATCGATTTTAGTGCATTCAAGCAGATTGAAGAAAGCTCAATCACCATGGCCGAGAAGGAGCTTGCCGAAGCCACTGAGATGTTGGCCAGAGTTTTAGGCAAAGAGAGACTAGATCTCCACTGCATCAACGAAAACTCCGTCACATTCATCAACCAAGACGGAAACCTTGTCCACGCAAATTACAGCATGGACAGCGGCAACATTCTTCTTGAGAACATTCAAGAACTAGTAGTTGACGAAACCAGCGTAAAGAACACAACAAAAACCATTTTGGAAAACATGGTTGATCTAATTCTTGATGACAAGAATGAAGAAGCTTCCTCAAGTTTTTCAGATTACTTCTCCGTTCCTATGCTTCGTGCAGCCCTTCGTGAAGGCGTTGTACTAGAAGAAGGTAAGAAGCACAAGAAAGGCAAGATTCCTCCACAACTTCTCCCATTCATCAAGAAGAAAATGGGCAAGAAAGCTGAGGCCGAAGAAGGCGAGAATGAAGTCGAAAAGAAAAAGAAAATGCTAAAGCCTGCTAAGGGCCGCATGAAGAAAGTTGCCGAGAAAATGTCCGAGGCTAAACTAAACAGCCTAAATGTTCTCGCAAATAATGTTCTCGAATTCATCGACTACACAGAGAACGGCACAGCATATCAAAACATCAAGATGCAGAAAGACAAACAAGGAAATGTTGTCTCCATGAACATCCCAACTTCCAAGATCCGCAACGAAGGCAAAGTCGTTGCAATGCACCACAAAAAGGGTGGCAAGAAGGTCAAGGAATGCCGTGGTATGGCCATGGAAGTAACCAGCAGAGATGCCAACTGGATCCGTGCTGTAAATGACCTAAAGAGAGCAAACGCTCTTTCTGACAACACCGGCCTACAAAACACTTTCGAGAATGTAGCCGCTGCTTGGCCAGATCTAATGTTCCTAACAAGAGGTGAATTGGCAGCAAAGATCAATGAAACCCTCGAAAACAGCGGAGCAACAAACTACGACAGCGATACCTGTGATTTCCTAGCAGACGGAATTCTCAGAACCGCCCACAAGGCATTCTCCGAGAATGTTTGCAAGATCTACGAAGCCGCTGGCAAAAACGCCGTTGTCGATGATTACAACGAATTTGTAACCCTATCCGAAAAGGTGCTTCCTATGATCGATGCTCAAGAAGGTAAATTTATGCAGGTCTTCTCCGACCTATACCGTGGACTTACCGAAGTCTATCGCACAGCTGAAAGGGCTGGAGACACAGCAACATTGGCTGAAACCGCCTCCCTCCTATCAGATGTTGAGGAAGTTCTTAACAGGAAACAACCTGCCAGCATGAGAATTGCCTTGGAATCAGCCATTTACCTACAAGCTATTTCCGAATCAGCAACCATGGACAGCCAAGAATGGCATGTCGCTAAGCCACATGTTTCCCTAACAGGAGACAACCCAGCTGTACACAAACTCGCAACTATGGACGGAATCCCCGGCAAGAACACCGGAGCTTACTCCAGCAGTCCTTTCAGCGATGGCAAGTCTGTACAGGTCGGAGTAGAAGATCATTACACCAGCATGAAGGGAAATGACCTCTATCCAAACATGACCAACCCCTACGCTCCAAAACCCGGAGAGTTCACAATCAAGGGCGAGAAAAGCATTGAAAACGATAAGGAATATACCAAGTTCTCTGGCGCAGATGTGTTTCCAAGCCTAAAGAATCCCTATATTCCCGATCACGGAATGACCATGGCTGACAGCCTTCACCTCCTGTCAGCTAGCGAGTAAATTTCACAATATTAGCAGAAAGTAGGGATATAGTATGTCCAATATGTTATTAGTAGACTGCTGCTTTAACAGTGAACTAAACCTGAGCTTGAATGAGTCTTCAGAAAGAGGACTCACCAAGTTCAGGGGCAAGTTCCAAGAAGCTAACAAAGAAAACAAGAATCGTAGGGTTTATACCCACGATGTGCTAGACGAGAATGTCAAGAAGCTGAACGAATGCATCAAAGCCAGAGGCCTCGTAGGTGAACTCGACCACCCCGAAGACTCCATCATCCACTTTGAGAAAGCTAGCCATGTCATCACAAAATTGTGGTGGGAAGGCAATATCCTTATGGGAGAAGGTGAAATCCTCAACACCCCACACGGAAAAATTCTCAAAGCCCTAATCAACGATGGTGTCCGTGTTGGCGTTTCCTCCAGAGGCGTTGGCAACGGAAAGGTGAATGAAAACGGCGTTCTAGTTATTAGCGAGTCCTACAAACTAATCACTTTCGATGTCGTGGCCGACCCCTCTACTTACGCTGCATTCCAGCGTAAAGTTGTCGGCACTAGGGAAAGTCAGGAGTATTTTCCCGAAGAAAATTACAAAACCTCTGCAAAAAATGAGAGCAGCTGCATAAATAAAGTTAACAAAGAAGCTTTAATTGCTTGCTTAGGTGGAATTGTAAAACAACAAACTGGCAACATATTAACGAGGTTAGGCTAATGGAAAACAGAATTTTTGAGTCTCTAAAGAAAATGCTTCCCGAAAACGATGTGAAGGAAGTTACTGGCGTTATCAACGAAATGCTCGAAAACGCTAAGGACGAGATGGAGAAAGAATACAACAAGAACCTAGAGGAAGCTTACGCTCAGCTTTCAGGTGAACTCGCTTCCGCTGAAAAAACAGCTTACGAGGGATACCAAGAAGCCTACGAGATCATCAACGATCTCCGTACTCGCCTCGAAGTCCAAAAGCAAGAATTCGACTCCCAACTAGAAGAAGGCTACGAAGAAGCCTACCAAATGCTTCTAGCCGAGCGCAACTCAAAGGGCCAAGTCGAAGTCGATCTATACGAAGAATACGACCAAAAGCTAGCCGAAATGAAAGCTTATATCGTAGAGAAAGTTGATCAGTTCCTACAATTCAAGGGCGCTGAAATCTACGAGCAAGCCAAGCGTGATCTAGTTAACGATCCCCGTATCCTTGAGCAAAAGGTCGCTCTAGACAAGATCGTAAGCATCACATCCGAATACCTAAGCGACGAAGAGAAATCCTTCGCTACATCCTCAAAGCTCGAAGAAGCTAACAAGGCACTCGAAGAACTCCGTGGCCAACTACGAATCATGGAAGCCCGTAACATTCGCCTCAGCACAGACAACACCCGTCTAAATGAGAGCGTCAGAAGGGCTAACCATAATGTTATCACTGAAGCTGCCAAAACAGCCGTGACAGCCGCTCCTGCCAAGAAAGCAAAAGTCTTGACAGAGCAGAAAGCAAGAACTTTGAAAGTAAAGAACGCAAGCGGGAGAGGACATTTAGACACCGAAAATGTACAAGTTATCGCTGAATTCAACGATAACAGCAACGGTGCAGTAAACGATTTGCTCGTTCTTTCAGGTGTAAAGAAATCTAAGAATTAATCACTTTTTAAGAGGTAACAATGAACGCTAACGCACGATTTCTAAACGAAGCTAGAGAACTTGAGTCAAATTGGTCCAAGACTGGTATTCTAAAGGGCATTGAAGATCCCTATGTCCGCTCTGCTACCGCAGTGCTTCTAGAGAACCAGAGACTGATCAATGAGACCTCAACCGATACTAGCGATGTCGCTCAGTTCAAGAGGATTTCTATCCCCCTTGTTCGTCGTATCTATCCCCAGTTGATCGCTAACAAAATTGTCAGCGTCCAACCACTACTCGGACCAACCGGCCTAGTGTATTATCTCCGCTTCCGCTATAGCTCCAACAAGGGCGCTATCCGTGGAGCAAGCAATAACGGCGGATTCCCCGGTGACGATGTTAACTCCCTCCAGCAGCTTGCTAGCGGTGATGCTAACCTAGACATCTTCTACAGCAGCCAATTCGTTCAAAACGAAACAACCGCTACCCAACCCCGTGTTGCTTCCGCAAGCCTAAACTTCGGCAACCTTGAGCACACCCCAGTTCTAGCCGGAACCGTCACCGGAACCGTCTATTACAACGGCGCTGCCGCTCAAACCTTCACCCTAAGCTCCGCTGGTGTGTTCAACTTCACCACCATCACCACAGCTTGGTGTACTGCTACCGGCTCCAGCTTGAACCTCACCACAGGTGAACTAGTTCT